TACAAAGGATTACGAGACAAACTTTGCCAAAGTAGTTTATACATATTTGCTTCCGATTCTTTTGAAAGTCCTAACCTTCTTACGCTTGCTACTATCTTTCCAATTTGCGCATTTATGTCAACAGGTGTTAATCCAGGGTTTTCAAGTAAATTAATAGTAGAAACTATTTCTGCCTGTCCTAATTGCGTAGTTATTTCATTATAATTTTTTGTTTGATTTGCCTTGTCATTCAGTCTGTGTTGCAAAATTGATGGCTGCAAATTGTTATGTTCAAAAATTCCTAATTTGCTGTCTTTGTATATAAAGTTGTTATATGCTTCCTTGTACCTGGGATCACTAGGGTCTAGTTCCGCTAAAGTAACTTGTGCATAAATAGGAGTTACACCATCACTTTCAAACATTAATTCTCCTTTGTTGTCACGAAGCTGTACTTTGTTTCCACTATCATCTATCTCGTCAACTGTCTCTTTTAATTTATATTGATCCCATTGAGTTAAGTTATCTAAAACTTTTCGTTCATTTGCTAAAGAAGTAATTGTACTTCTTAGTCGCCTATTGGATTCTATTTCTTGTAAAATCTTTTTTGCTTCCTCTATCTCTTGTGTTCTCTCTAAGCTAAACCCTTCTTCTCCTTCAGCAACTAAAGGCTGGTCTATTATTTTTCTTAACTTATTAATAGTTGCCTGTAATTTGTCTGCTGGATTTATATCTGTACCATCATTGCCAACTTGATATGTGTCAAGAATTTTTGCAGCTTCCATGTTAAGAACTTTCTGCTCTTTAACTCTATACTCTGTATAGTTTCCAGGTAATTGCTCAAGCTCTCCTTTTAAAGTTTTAAAAGAATCAAGCCAAGCACCAAATTCATTTGATTTAGCTTTTTTAGTGTCATCATAAAAGCCTTCTACACTTGGCAAATCAAGTGTAGGTACTAGCTTTGGCTCAGTAGGAGTTGAGTAAGTATTTCCATACCATCTAAAATTTTGTATTTGCGGAGTTTTAAATGATAAATCTACCTGGCTAACGTCTCCAGTAGATTGACCAGTAGCAAGTTGACTTCTCTTTTGATTTGCTTTTTTCTTGGGTTCTGCATCCCCCTGAGTGTAATTAAGTTTTTGTCTTGCCATTAAACTACCTCAAAATTTACATCTAATTTACTGTAATCAACAGCTAAATAACCATTAATTCTTGAAATAGCATCAGGTTTGCTAGTAACCAGATCATGTGCCATTACCCCTCGATAACGTGTTCCAGGGTCATTTTTATAATTAAATTCATAGATTGGATAACCTTTCGGAGATATGCCTGTCCTAACTATATTTTCCTTAAGCCTTATATCACTTGGAGTATTAGTTTCAATTACAGCTTGGTTAGCTTTAACACCATAGTAAGTGTTAAATCCACCAACAACAGCACCAGCCATACCAAGTGCGTATGGACCAAAACTAGGCTTAGGTATGCGTAGTGGCTTAACTGGATCAAGATAGGTTTTCTTGAGATATGTTCTAGCAGCTCCCCTTCGAGAAGCTCGATCAGCTTGTGCGTCAAGCCTTTGCGTTTGTGATCCTTTAAGCGCAAATGCAGCATTTCTATTTGTCACGAAATCTGCTGCTGCTCTCGATCTTTCTATCTCAGCTAAAAGAGTCCAGGCATTTTGTCCAATACGTTGTGATGCTACTTCTCCTTTCTTTTGCAATGCTACTTTTCCTCTTTCCGTTTGCTCTTGCGCTCTTTGTTCTTGTATCTGTTGCTGTTCCATAGTGATCCTAGTTGAATCTCTTTCGTAAGCTAGGTCAGCCATAAATTCTGTATGCGCTATAAAATCTTGATTCATCTTTTCCCTAGTATCTTCCGTCATCCTGTTAGATTGAGTCTGCAATAATTGACTTTGATAATTAAGATTATTTTGTGCATTTTGAAAGGCAATATTAGACTTGGCTTGCTGGTAAGCCATGTATTGCTGTCCTATCCCTAAAACAGCAGATGTTATTCCTAGCGCAACTGGACCACACATTAGTTAAATTTTGGCAAATTCATAAAAGAGACGACCCTCATACCCAAATGTAGCGTGTTCTTTGATGATTGAGAAACCCATATACTTAATCCATTTTACATGGGTTGTATTTCTTGCATCTACATAATTAAATAATATTGGATAATTCATTTTAAATTTATCTAATTCTATTGGAGAGTTGCGAAGAAAAGCTCTTACGTCTTGATAGTCGCTAGTCATAGTTCTATGTCCTAACATCCATATCTTCCCCATATTTTTTCTAATTGGTATTACTCCATACATCCCCATAATATTTCCTTTGCGCCCTACCATAGTCATGCAAGGACTACTTCCAAAGAAGCAATATATAAGGCTACTTTTTGGTTCACTTCCAGAATATGCGTATATCTCTTCTATATCTTCTTGTCTCATATTGTCAGCAACTTCCACTATGTCGTTAGGAACTGACCTCCGCCAATGGAATTTACCTATATTCGTCTTGCTCTGCTGTGTAACCATCCTTCCCATTCTGCTGATTGAATACGACAAGGTAGTGGGCTATCACTCAAAATCTCAACTTTTGTGTCGTTATTTTGAGCCATAACTGGCACTTTGAATTTACCTGTTAGGAAAGGTGCTTGACCTAACGCTGGAGGATTCTGACCTATTATAAATCCATTATAAGGGTAAGTAAAAGAACTTCTACCTCTTGGGCTAACTTTTACTTTAAATGCACTTGTGTCATCAAAGACAAAAGTCCAGGTTCTAATTTGTAGTCGTGGACCAGCTATGACAGAAACACCACCCCCTGCTGGTTGTTCCTTAAGATAAGGAGTACTAAATTCGTACAACATATCGTACAATTCTCCTACAAAAAATTTAGCGTTAGACAAATCTCCAAGTACTGTCATAGTTCCGTTTCCAGTAAATCCAGATTGAGTTGCGCCAGTTTGGGTTTCTGAACTAGCTGTAATAACTTGACCATGCTGAATAGTGTTACCGCTAACGTCTCGACCTACAACAACTTGTATTCCTGTAGTAGATGTTGGATATGGTAAAGAAATTATTGATTGAACTCCAGCTCCACCCTGGTTAATAACATTAATATGACATTTAGTTTCGTCTACCTTTCTATCTAATAAAACTTCTAAATTACTACCAGGGTCAACTGATTCTGGACGCAATGAACATTTTTCCAGGTAAACTCCGTCTGCATATTGAATTACAAAATATACATCACTATCTATTATTGATGCGCCAAGAACAGTTTTAGCTCCTTTAACTTCCCAGAACGACCAAGAAGATTGGAGCTTTTCATCTTCTTCGTAAAAGAATTTATAGAAATATATACGCTTTGGTTCGTCTTTACTAATAGCTAATATTGTTTCTTCTGAAGCGCTGCTAACCAGACTAACTATATTTTTAGGTAAGTATCTTGGAACTGCGGAAGATACTTCTTCTGATATTGGAACTGCACCTGTAACATCTTCCAGGTAAAAGTCACGCAAACCACTAAACTCTCCTTTAGGTATTGAAAAATAAACTGTTCGACCAACTGCTATAGGGTCAACATTAGGTTCAGTTTCGTATGTAGTTATAGCTGTAATAGTTGCTGTTTGAGGTGTTAATGCACCTCCAATACCAACTGCTCCAGCGTCTAATCTAAACTGACCATGCCGACTAAAGAGTAGCAATGTGTTTGCAAATGCCAAGCTGGATGTTAGGAAATGAATTTCCGTACCACCTGTGACTAGATCAATTGGGTCACTATCTACAATAGTTTGTACTGTCTCAGGAAAAAATCTATCGTAACTATCTGCTGCGCTCATTATCACGTTTTCATCCGCCAGGAATACAAGCCTGTTTCTAAAAGTATTAATATTATTTAGAACAGTACCTACAAAGGTAGGGGTAGGAGCAGTTAATAAGTCTCCAGCTATTCGTGGGCTGTAATCAAATTCTTTAAATTCAAACGTACCAGTAGCAGCATCACGCACTAAAACGTGTGGCATAGTTGATTTATTAAACTTAAAAGGTTCTAATGGACCAACTGTTTCTCTCCATATTCCAAAACCAAATGCAGTACCATTAGAGGTTTCAAACTTTACATAATAGTCATCAAGTTTTGTGGTTTTTGTACCTTGCACTTTTACAATGAAACCATTTTCACATAATGTTGGTAAATCATTAATTGTATCTATAGCTCCTCGAATAGCTTTTGTATAAGTACCAGCTTTTGAGTCAGTACTTTCTAAAATAAAATCAGTATCATCATTTTTTTGTATTCTTAATATGTATTGATCGACAGTAAATGTCCAGCCAGTAGGCAATGCAGTAGCTAAATCATTTTTTAAATCTGTTGCAATAGTGTTTGAGTTAGGAACTGCTCCCCCTGCGGAAGCTGTTTGATAAGTTGCAGTAGCTAAAGTTGTTGATCCATCAGCGCTTTTTATTTTTACTGTATAGGTCGTTGCGTAATCAGCAGCTTTTATAAATACAATACCTTTGCGAGAAACGTCAGGAGATAGCTCATTAAATCTTGCATTTCCAGACGTATTTAAACTTGTAGCACCTACTAAAGTAAACGTATTATTATCGACTTTAGTTGCTGTATATGTTCCATCTGGAGTAGTTCCAGTTTCAAAATCTATCTGTATTTTTACACCAGTTTCTAATCCATGATTGTTAGAGGTAACAGTAATTATTGTGCCAGCTCCTACTGGTGTTGCTCCATCATTTTGCGTGTAAGTACCAGGATGATCCATAGTAACTACCTTTTCTCTATTTAATATGAACGTGTAGTCCGCAACTGACGCTATTCTAAATTTTTCTGAAGCATCAGCAGTATTGGCAATGTTTAAATAATCTGTTCCGTTAGGAGTTGTAACTGTTTGCACGTTGCCATCTAAATCAAATACATCTATAGCTCCGTCTCTAATAACAATTAAATACTGTATAATTCCGTCTCTATCAACAACTTTTACAAATGGTTTACTTGTTCCAATCGAACCATTAATTAATTTAGCTATATGATTAAATGGCGGACGTTTAGTTAATCCTTCAACTGGAGAAGATAAACAATTTATTACTTGCTCTGCCTGTGAAGCTAGTCTTAAAGCTGAGGGTTGCTGACTAACCCCATTAATCATATTCGGAATGGAGCTGCTTATTAAACCCATAATTACCTATTTAAAACATTAGAAGGTCTATAAGTTTGTATTGGATTTACTCTTCGACTATGTCCTCTAAGTATATTATGATCGCTTAATGTTGTTTCTTCTTCCAGGAATTGTCCTCTAACTTCTTGCTCTACTAATAAATTTATTTCTGTTAAATCTTTACTACCAATCATAGACTCTTGGAGTTCCCTGCCAGTTTTAGTCATTATGTAAACTCTTGCGTGTTCTGGTAAGTCATCCCAATCAAGAATGATTGTCATATCTACTGTTAAATTTGTTGCAAATTCGTATGTATTATTTTTACGATCATATAGTTTTGAACCTCTTTGAACTACATCTATATCTGGATAGTCAAAAGGATCAACATAAACTCTACTTACATTAGATCCAACTGATATGTGATTAGTACTTGAATCTCTTACCAAACTAACTCCATAGTCAGTATTAAAAGACCAGCCTTCAGTTTGTAACTTGCGACTAACACTATCAATAGTTGTTTCTGCTAAGTTACCTAAGCCGAATAAGCCTTGTAAAGAGTTGATAGGAGCTTCTCCCATCATCTGCAAGGCTTTATTGACCGCTTCTAATTTTGTAGTTCTAGCGAGTGCCATTTACTTTTTCTTAGTACCTTTTTTTGGAGGTCGTCCAACTTTTGTACCATAAGTTCCTTTTCCTTTAGGCATAATAATAAGGGAGTAAGTTTACTCCCCTATATTAACTACTTATGAGTTAGACGCATATACCTCGATAGCGCAATCTGGACGTAGTACACCTGTACCATGAGCCATAGATCCGACCATGAATACACCCTGGTATAACGCATGAACATCGTTTCCAGTTTGCTCCATTTTAAGATCCATCAACTTAACTGTACCAACTGCATCTGGTGTAAATGCAAGTCCGATATTATCGGTGTAGTTAGCATGATAAGTGTTGTTCTCTCCAGTAACAGCAGTTCTGTTTGATTTAGGTAAATTATTAGATTTAATAATTGAAATACCAGCAACCTTAAGAACTGTACCTTCAGCGTATGCTCCAGAACCACCCCAATCTCTGTTAAGAACATCTGTAGTCTTAGCAAGTTTGTAGTAGTTTGCTGGATCAAGTGCAAAGTATCTGTTGTTTTCTGGGATG